TATAGATAAACGTAAAAAATTAATGGCACACGCTACCGCAGTTTTTACACCTACAGAATATTTAGAATGTTTTGCAGGAACTCATGTAGAAGCGATGTTGTCTGGTACGCCAGTAATAACTACTAATTTCGGAGTTTATCCTTACACCATACCAGATGTAGAAAACGGAGTTGTAGGATTTAGATGTAATACGCTATATGATTTTGTTAACGCTAGTATTATTTGTAATAAATATAGAAAGAATAAAAAAATATATAAATATATAAGAAAATACGCCGAACGATTTTTAATGGATAATGTAGTTATACAATATCAAAGATGGTTTGATGATTTATACCACGTCTATTTATCTGCTAAATATCCCGATAAAGAAAATGGCTGGCACTGGCTACCTAGAATAAAACAATAAAAAAACTATAGAATAAATACATAGGATAAAATTATAGACCTATTGTTATAAAGTTAGGAATAAACGTATGAAAAACACCCAAACAGAAAAAAAGTTTTTAGATTTTATTTATTCGATAAAATCAATAGAAGAAGAAAACATGATAGTTAGAGGCGTAATCGGTTCTGATGATAGTTTAGATAGACACGGTGATAGAGTAAACCCCAAAGGCTGGAACTTAAAAAACTTTAAGAAAAATCCCGTTATATTATTAAACCATAATTATTGGGATTTACCGATTGCTAAAGCCTTAAACGTAAAAGTTGACGATAATAAATTATTATTTGATATTCAATTTAGCAAAACCTATGACGTGGCTGTAAAAGTATTTAATTTAATAAAAGAAAAAATAGTTAACGCTACGAGTGTGGGATTTATTGTATTAAAGTGGGGAGAGGCTGGCGGTCAATATACTATCGAAGAACAGGAATTATTAGAACTATCATTTGTAACTGTACCTGCTAATCCTAACGCTTTGACGCAAGAACAGTTAAACATGGTAAAATCATTAGAAAGTGATATAGAAAAGATAAATGCTTCTCGAGAAAAAAGCAACGAGAAGCCAGCAGAAGAAACTAAAAAAGATGAGACTATAACAGAAACAAAAGAAACTAAAGAGATAGAAACTAAGGAAGTAGTAGCAGAAAAAGAGGTTAAAAAAGAGGAAACATTAAGCGCAGACCAAATAAAAGAATTAATTAAAAGCGAGGTAGAAAAACAACTACCAGAAGCAGTTAATAAGTTTATAAAAGTTACTAAAAGTGAAAGCGATGAGGATAACGCTAACGATCCCGTAGTCGAAGCCCTACTGGCTATGCGCCAAGAGCTAAAATCGACTAATAAGGAAAGTGGCAAAACACTCAAAGCATTTAACGCTTTTATAGAAAAATTACAAAAATAACAGGAGGAAATATGTTAAACGAAGAAGCATTAAAGGCTCTGCAAGGAGTTAAAGACGAATTAAAGTCTGAACTTACTACAGATGTCGAAAAATCCAGAACTGAGATGGCTGGTGCTATTACTAAAGAAGTAATTGCTAAAGTAGAGGAAAGCATGAAGAATATTAAAAAGCCTTCCGATACTAAAACTCAAGGTCAAGAGGACATGGTTAAGTATTTTCATGCCAAATTTAATAAAGATATTAAGGGTCAATCAAGTGACGATTTGAAATTAGGCAGAAAATATTTTGAAGATGTCGAAACCAAAGATTTAGACACCGCAACTGCTACAGCAGGTGAGGAATTAGTGCCTGAATATTTTGGAAATGAAGTATTAAGAGTAGCCGAAAAAGTTGGTGTTGCTCGTCAGAATAGTAGAGTTATTACCCTTCCTGGTAAAACCTTTACTTTACCTACTATGGGTAGCGCAGTGGCTTATCGTACAGACGAAAAGGCTGCAATTACTGCTGGCACAATTACTACTGGCAATCTAACTTTCACTGCTAAAAAAGTAGCAGGAATGGTTATTGCTACTAGAGAATGTGTCGAGGACGCTAACGTAGATGTTATATCTTGGATTGCTCAATTATTGGGCGAGTCAGTTGCAAAACTAGAAGACCAATGGGCATTTTTAGGTATTACTGGTACAGAGGGTATTTTTAGAAATGCCAGCGTACCCGTATATACTCTAGGTTCTGGCGATACTGAATACGCAGACTGTACTCTTGATGATTTAAGATTGGCTTTAGATGAAGCTGACGATAACGTAGTAGATGATATGAAATGGCTGATGTCATTTTCCATGCTAAACCACTTTAGAGGTTATAAAGACCCCGTAAGCGGTTTGTATTTACTACAAAATCCTGCTGGTTCTATGCCAAGTGCTATCTGGGATTTGCCCTATATCAAATCTACAGTTATGCCTAAGAGAACTGATGTAAGTCAGGCAGATGTACCATTTATGGCTGCTTATAACCCCAATTACTTAATGATTGGTGATAGGCGTGCTGTATCTTTGGAATTTGCTAAAGAGGCTACAGTAACCTCAAGCGACGGTCAAACTTCCATTAATTTATGGGAGCAAGATTATGTAGCTATTAAAATTACTGAAAGACTAGATATTCAATTAGCAAATGCCGATAAAGGATTTGTTAGACTTGAAACTAGCGCTTCCTAGTTAATAGTTTGCTTCAAGGGGGTGGAGGAAACACACCCCCTTTCGCAAGTTATTAAATTAAAAATTAAATATGATTACTTTCAAACCTAATAGAAATGTCGGTAGCGATGGTAAAAACTATGTTAAAGGACAAACTTATACTGCCGAAGTATTGCCGATTAGTTCTAGATATGTAGAAATATTGGGAGAATATAACCCGATACCAGAACAAAAAGTAGTATTTAAGAAACGCCGAAGACGCACTAAAAAAACCAATAAATAAATATGACAGAAATAACTGCTGTTGATGTTAGAATACCCCAAACTGGTTATTCAAACATTACTTATTCAAATATAGCGCTATTATTAAAACGCAGTCTTAAAGTTGGCGACCAAAAGCTAATTACTAATTTAATAATCAAAGAAGAATATAAACTAGCAAGCAGATGTAATAGACAATTTGCTTATAGTAGCAAAGTATATTACGACACCGTAGATGCTGGATTTTCTATATTTAAGCCTTCTACATACCCATTAAGTACATTAACTAAAGTATTAGTAGATGGCGTAGATAAGACCAGTTTATATACAGAAAATACTAATTATTGGATTAAAGATAGACAAATTAGATTTTTAGTACCGATAGTATCTAGCAGTTATGCCTATAATGCAGTTAGATTAGAATATACAATTAGACAATTTTGGGGATATGATGTTATTGATTATTTATCTAAAGCTGTAGCGGTCGAATTTTTAGCTTCTGAAAATGCAGGCGTAAAATTAAGTAATACATCTTTTGCAGATACTTCCCTAACCTTCGATTTGAATAGTTTTAAGAGTGAACAAGAAGATTTAATTTATCGCTATTCAAAACCAGTTATATGATGGAAACAATTATTGATATTTACGAATTATCTGGAAATGATAATAACCGTGCTTATATCTTAAAATATTCACAGGTTAGAGCTTGGATATTGCCAGCCAGTAACGAAGCGGTGGCGATGTATGATAATCTGCCTCAGGGTCAAATGTATCAATATCGTATATTAGATGAAGACGTAGAAAATATAAACGAACAGGCTAAATTGGTAATATCTGAAAGTCAAATGTCAGGCTTTGATAATGGCGACTCTTTTATTACTGTAACAAGTCCTAAAAAAGCCATATTGGGCGGTAAACGATATTTGTCTGGTATGTGCTATATCTCATGAATATAAATATCGTACCAACTGGCGACACTAAAAGATTAATAGAAAAATTAAATAATGCAGGAAATATAGTAAGAGATGCTAAAGTTAAAGGCTTAACTACAGCATCTATGATATTTACGACTTTTAGTAAGCAAATAGTGCCTGTGGCTACTGGCAATTTAAGACGTAATATTAAATATAAAGTAAGCAGTGAGGGTAATAATAGCAAAATAGATACGGGGACAGTAGATTATGCGATACATCAAGAATACGGAACAGGAATTTATGGGCGTAGGGGTAGAATGATAGTTCCTAAGCGAGCTAAAATGTTACGCTTTAAGAATAAAGCAGGAAAGATAATTTTTGCTAAAGCAGTAAGAGGAGTTAAGGGTAAGTTTTTTATGCAAAAAGGTAGCGAGGAAACAGCCAGAAGAAATAAAGATATAGACAGTACAATTTATAAAGAACTACAAAAAGGATTATATGCCTAGCATGATAGATGAAAACGATATTATAGATAAACTATATACTT